GTCGCCTGGAAAGAGACTATTAATTTAGTCTCCCCTAAGCGGGTTTACCCCGCTACCATCCCTTAATAGGATGGCACCATCCGGTATATAATGTCGGAGGATACCGGCCTCCCAGCCTGTTGAAGGTGCTTCTCGTCGGCGAATGGCAAATCGCCGCGTTTTAAGAAGTACTTCATTAGGGCACCATAGTCATCCAACCTATCGGTAGGAATTCTATGTTGCACTTTAGCAGCCCTGACAAGGGGTCGCTGAAGATCTTTATCCATCTTGTGCGTTTCATAGCCCAAGAAGGAAAAGCGTCCTAATGCTGGAGATGTCTCGGCAACTCGAGGGAAGGGAATTATCCCCTCAATCAGGTTGTCGAGAGCGGCAGCAGTTTTCCAATAACCAGCTCGATAGAGATGGTTACGGAATTCGACTGTCGACACAACTTCATCAACAGACTGCCGTGAGGTAGGGAGAAGACTCCGGACTTTTACGATGGAAACATCGTGTCCGTCATAATACTCCTTACCACAAGACTCTCTGAACTTTCCAGTCCAGAAAGACTTGTTCACATTGACCACGAAGCCGTAGGCCTCGAGCTCGTGTTCCACGGCAACCGCGTAGTCTACGGGGATGATAATATCATCACCGTAAACGCGTACCTTACCAACTAGTGAGATAATATCTCTCCTAGTTAGACGGCGGCTAAGCGCATTCTCAATCCCACAGAGGATAACGGTCAAAAAGACCATTGCCTCCATTGGGAAACAGAGCGCTGAACCCATAGACGCGAACTTGGCGAGTCTAATGACTCTGCCATTAACGTCAGCCTTCCGACTTCTAGTGGCGTCAACTGCCTCAGCAAAGCTGGGGAAGTTAGCTAAGAGACGTCGTACATGCTGATTGGAAACGCGATCGGATGCTTCGCTAAGATCTAGCGTAGCAAGTTCCCCTGTAAGGGAACCCAGTCTAGCCAAATCCTGATTAGGGATCTGGCTGGACCAGTCGATGAGGTTCTTCAGGATGTCATCCCTGGAGATTTCCTCCACGATCATTTCCAGGATCCCTTGCTGTACGTATTGTACGGCAGTAGGCTCCATGGCAATGATACGAGGCGAATCCAACGTTTTAGGAACAGTGATAACCTTAACAGGTATCTCACGTCCGGGTTCGAGAACGTCAACACCATCCAGGTTGGCTAAAGCCAAACTGAAGGATGAAGCAAGGTACTCCATGTGTGGAAATACCCGCTCCATCCTTTCAGTCCAAGTGTTGATAGTGTATTTCGCGTTACCGCGAACTCTATCAGCAGTTGATCCTGAAGAGTGTTTCGGAATCACGCCTTCGTAATGTATCTTGCGATCAATACGAGAGAACATGTTACCGAAAACGAGCGAAACGATGCGCGAGAACTGAGTCATAGACTCAATTCCCCATTGCGCATCGCTCGCCTTGACGCTCTGCTCACACTTGATGTACTTATCGAAAGCACGATCGACACGCTCGGGAGAGCATTCGATCTTAATCTTGGCAAACATCAGACAAAACTGACGTAGGCTTCGGATTGCTTCGATACTTGGTACATCAAGTAGCATGCCAGTATCACGATCGAAAATGAGATCAAGGAAACCTCCCAAAAAGCGGGGGAGACCTCGATGCCTGCTGAAACCAGCAAACATCGCGTGATCGACGAAACCTTGGTCGAGGCCTTTTTCGAGGCTCTTACCAAATTTCGGCAGGGTAATCGTTAGAAACGACAACCCCTCATTTTCATATCGACTCATAACAGTTTTTCTGTCATGAGTGGTACTTACGTGACATTCATCCCCGAGTTCATCGAGGATGATTAGTGCGAGATGATTCAGGCTTTTCAACCCTGCTCCTTCTTCGAAGAGTTAGTGGTTCCTTAGCCAGACAACCTCAGTGACGTCGGTCGGTCTTTCCCTTGCCCGTAAGGACATAGAAAAGAGCGGCAATGACGCCAAGTTGACCACCGAGGACGATCACTCCAAGAGTGACGCCCTCGATAGGCACCATTTTAGTTCTCACCACCGAGCAGCTTAGTGATGTTTTCACCACTACCAGCCGTCGCCCAGGCAATAATAGCCTGAACGATAGCCTTCTGCTCGTCGACGGTATACCCCGTAACCGGAGTATCCACGCGAAGATAAGCACTCATAGAGTACTTGATGTTCTGCGAACTGATCAGAGGATCAGGCGCAATCTTCGAGTGAGAAAGACGGACCGAACGCTGAGTCCGCTTGTTGTAAGCGGACTGAACGTCGAGCTGGATGTTCGAGTCGTTAGACTTGAACGATCCAGTGTTGACACCAGAACCGGTTCGCGGAAGCGAAACGGCGGCGTCAGCACCGATCTTAATGGACTGAGGATCATTGAATGCCATGGCAATCTCCTATATTTAATTGTTATTAAATTGGCTCAGAAGAAAGTAGTGTCCAACTACCTTCTGAGGGTATTGCCGCCCTTGGTCATACCAAGAGCAGCAAGAATGGACCATTGAAAAGGGTTCAAATCCTCTTCACTGATTCCAAACCCATAAGGGTTCGCACGCCACCTCTGCTTGGACTGTGTCCTCGTAGTGGCGGTGTGGGGTTCGAGCTTTTCTCCCGATTGGAAGGAAAACCCGTACCCAACTCGTTTAACTGTTGTGATTTGTTCACACATCAGATAACCGTAGTTTAGAACGAGCCCATCGTTCTGGAGTAGAGTGGCATTGTCAATAACAGTGCCAATATCTACAAACCAGTCAATGAGCCAGCTCCATGGAGCGAGTTGATACAGGGTGGAAGGCGTTAGACGCGTTCCAAGCAGGTGATTAGCCAGCTGTTCATACCTTTCCATCTTACCGATGATAGAATCATCGTCCGATAGAAAGTAAGTGAACGCTCCTGAGAACCGCCACCGACGTTGAACAACCTCGGTGTGATCAACTCGAGTGTACCAGCTGTGACCATCAAGACCACTACAGATGCTTCGAAAATCAATATCGAAATCATCTGATCCTGGAAATGAGAGACCCCTAGGGGCCACGTCATATTCAGAAAAAGTGTTAGTGATGGTATCCTCAACTGGAAGGGAACGCTTTCTCCGGACAACTTTACCGGAGTCCTTGACAAACTGATTAATCAGTTTGTTGCTGTTTTTGACAGCTTCACAGATCTTGTTGATATCGCTAATAAGCGGTTTCAATCCGAAAGAGTAGTTGAGATAATCATCCGACCCAATAGAGGTCGCTGATCCTCTTCCACGCAATACGGAGAGAAGGGGGATGGACGGAAGTCCATCCTTCAATTCAGCAAGAGCTTGTGCAAGGCTAGCGTGTGGTTGCGTTGGAATAGCTCTATTAATTAAAGTACTTCCGATATTCTTCAGAGTTGCCTCTGAGAAATCAGGATACTTATAGACATCCTCCAACGTCACGAAATTTGGCGCCCTCAATCTGAGAGGCGACAAAGGACCATGCCACTCAACAAAAGATCCAGTAGCCGTAGAACGGCTTCTGAAATCGACGTGAGGGTGTGAAAGAACAATTTGTTCTTTACGAGTTTGAAACTCGTGTCCATTATCGTGTGGACGTTCGACTTTCCTACGAGACTCTTGAAGTAGAGCCTTGTAGGATTCTCGGTCCAAGACACCACTAGTAGATCTATAAGAATCTACTTCCTGATTGATCTTGACTCGTGAACGTTCATTATGAACACGTTCCTGCGATCCTCTCCATACGGAGCGGGCACGAACGTTGTAGTCGAAAATTCGACTACGTTCGCGATGTTCAAGACCACTTTCCATGGTAACTCCTTATAAGGGACATATTAAATTATAACCATGGGGATAGCGCTGCACTGCAATGCTATATATCATGGCGAGAAGCTATGCATTACTTATTTAATAAGTAAGCACATGGCACCTAAGTACCGGAGGAGGCCCAATAGGGCCTCC